CTCATTTTCACCTTTAACTTGGTGCATCGAGGAATGGTGCTACATCGTTATGGACTTGCTTCGCATAAAGCGAAGCAATGCCATCGATCTCCGCGCGTCGACCTACGTTAGCAAACGCAGGCTGGCTGAACTCGAGTCTTTGCAAATTCCTATTCCATCTCGATTTGATACGAGATTCTGGAAGGAATTCCTTGCAAGAGTTCATCATAGCTTCAGCTGTGGCAAAGAGCCCCAGCCTCCGAAGCTGGCCGTAATAAGCCAGCCCCTGCAACCATGAGCGGTGATCCCTAACATCCGTGGATCGGACTTTAACAAGCCTCTGGCTTTTACCAGAGTAGACCCATTCTCCGCAACTCTCTCTTATGAGAGAGCCGGAGCAGGTTTTATCCTTGTTAATTACCAACCCACAGCCCGCTAGTACAGTTGATAATCTATCAACTGCATGCCTAGGGATAATAATATCGTCCCCGAATACCCTTAATGGGTAAACGGGCGTATTATTAGCCCACTTTAGAAGAACGCAGGTACTTTGGGCTAACGCCCAGAATATCAACGTTTCTAAGGGAAAGCAACACGCGTTACCCATTGTCGCAAGACAATTGGGCTTCCACATTAGGGTCTTATACCTAACAGTGGAAGTCCGATAACGCGTCACTAGCTTGAAGAGCCATCTTGGTAACAGCAACCTAGCGAGGCCTAATGAAAGGCGATCACTAGCATCTTTAAGATCTATAGTTCCGATATCCATTCGGAAACATAGACTCTCCGATGCAGTCGTGTCATCAAAACTGATAGCTCTCCTCGTGAGAGGGTGCCTGGTAAGGAGATCATAGAGAAGGATCATTAGCCCTTGTTGGGCAAACTGATTCTCTTTAGGCTCCACGCAGATGATCCTCGGACCACGAAAGTCCTTTGGAACAACTGCGATCCTGGCAGCTGGTCGATCCTTAGAGGTATAGTACCTCAAGGAATTTTTGGCGTTGTACCGGAACAATTCCGGCGAGACGCCCTTCCAGCGGGTAAAAACCCACTTCTCACTGGGCGACGAATGATCAGCAACAGCTCCTGGTCCATGTCGACCCCACGGTTTCTTGCGAAATCGGCGGAGGTCTAATGTCAGCGGACTGTTGATGTCGAAGACACGATGAAGAAGCTCACGGGCTAGGTTTAACTCTGGAAGGTTTTCTATTTTAACCTCTCCAAGAGTCCTTGACCTGAAAGCTTCAACAGCCTCATCAGCTGTTCGTTCGTCGACCGGTCCCTCTACTTTGGAATATAATAGTGTAACACTCCTAATTAATAGAAGTGCGTCACTATTACCCCCAGTGTAGATCGGATTACCATCTTCCTCAAACACCTTGTTAAAGAGGTGGTTCAAGAAAATAGGCAATCGTGACAAACCTCGAAGCTGGAATCCAGGGGGAACCTCTAAAGGCTTCTCCTGGATAAGGGCGCGCTCAGTGGCTTTACCCAATAATGGGAGAGTCACGAGTGCGAACTCGGGTCCCTCATGAGCAAGACGCTCTAAAAGGTACCCCAAGCTAACGGGATTTGTCAAAGACGGGAACATTCGTTCAATGTCAAGAAACAGAGAACGATAAGTGGACTGCATTTGGGCAGGAGGCCTTATGGTCCCGATGGGTTTACCCATCGTTTCCTTCCTCAGCTTGCCTATGGCAGCTTCTCCGACTTATAACATCGACAACCGAGGTTCAGCGCAGCAAGTAGGTTACTGTCTTGATTAAGGACAGTAAAACTACTGCATTAATGAGGTTCGTAAGGATTAATCTCACGTTTTTATTCATGAGATGTTCCCTGCGTACTCCATTTGAGCCAAACCGCTACTGCGGTCACCACAACTTGTATAATTCTTTTCAAGGTATTATCCTTGCAAAGGTTATGTCAAGGTATGGGGAACGAGATCAGTAGTGGGTGAAGTCCCGGTTGCGAAATCGATTACACGTTGGCCACCGTTCGCTAAAGTACAGAGAAGTGCACAAAGCACTTTCTGCACAGCGGTCGAGTTAACCCACGTGGATCGAGGCACCGACACTTCCAGGTTCGCCGTTAAGACGAACGTCTTGTTAACGCCGTCGCTGATCGCATTCTTAATGCTAATCAGCAACTTATCGTTGCCAAGAGCCGTTGGAACTCCGATTTTATATCGGAATTCGATCGTGTATGGAAGAGAAAGTGCCCTGGATGGATCTTTATAGATGCATCCAGACTCTGTTTGGGAAACCAGGACCAGGACCGTATCCGGTGACGAAGCATTCGCCGCCGTAGCGATCTTAAGGTCACTTTGGTCATCCCAAAGCTTGAGAGAAGCTATAGCCATATGGCAAGCCTCCTTCTTTTGGTTTCGCCCAATAACACCGTTAGACTTTTGGTGTTAACCAGGCGTGACTCGTAGATAAAGGGCTATAAAATCCTTTGCGCAACTAGCGCTCCGGATGTAGCCTCTCTATCTAAGTTGAGACTACCAAAAATCCCCGCTGTTGCAGAGTTCGGGGGAAACCCTTCACTCCGCATGTACGATTTTCGTACCAATTGGTTATGATACTTCTGAGCGAACTCAACGGTTTCTCCGATCGAAGGAAGTTGTAGGTAGAAAGTGGAACTAAGTTCCAAATCTGCATACACCTCCTCTTTCACGGAATACCCGAGTTTCCTCAGATTGTATTTTTGCCAATTGACGGGACTCACACTAATTAACTTTTGGATGTCGATAAACCAATCGACAACAAAAGAGAAAGGTGTAAGATCCCACAGCGCCTCATTCAACCTATCCGCTCCAATTCCTTGAAGGAAGTACTCATGTTGTGTCAGGACATTGAACGCCTCTCCTCTCAACACATGTAGAGAGAAGGTGGCAGTTCGTTTGGCCCACACATTAGAGAGCTCACCTTGAAGGTAATTGGCCGGATAGCCGATGACTGAGTTGGGAACGGGGCAGGGAACTTCGTCAGTCTGTGTCTTTTGGACTGACGCCCATTGCGACTTAGTGCGGAGGAGATAATTTACATGTTGACGCGATTTCTCGAGCATACGACCAATATTGGTCATATCTCGAAAGAAATTTTGCCAACCGTACTTTTGCTCCAACCACACATTGGCTCCAGATTTCACAATCTGGCGTAGTGTTAAATTACTACGGCGCCAATTAGCTTTAAGTAGACCAAAAGGGTTTCTCACCATCTTATAGGTCTGTGCTAGCTCGCCCAGGACAGAGAAGATATTACTCTTCGCTGCCATATGGCCATCTAGTACCGCACCTGCACCTAGAACGAGAGAGTTCCAATCGACCGCTCGATCATACTGCGGCACAAAAGCTTGTTCTCCGAAGTGGGTGTCGACACTATAGTCGACCTGTCCCGATCCGGAGAATTCAACTCCTGATTTCCGCCAGTAGTGATCGAGAAGTTCCATTGGCATCAGCTTATCCCTGTTTCCAGGGGAAAAGCTAGCCTTTATCGGGAAGTTCTGGAAGTGGTAGCACGGATTAAATCCGGACTCCCGCCCCAAGACATCCGATATAGTTTTCTCGTCTGACCACTTGTAGTTGAACAGAAACGGCTCATAGTCGTCATTCATTGGGAAGTGATCCGGATTAAATCCGTAAAACCTCTGTCGAGTTTCTTGCCCGTTGATAGGCCACTTTCGCTGGAAAATCCAGCGATAGCGACTACCTTCGAGAAAGTCCTTCGATGGCAATGATTGACCCATGTGCCGAGTTCGTTCATGTTCCACAATGGTCTCCCGTATTTGGTTGCCTGCTGTGAAATCCCGACCTAGTTTTTA